ATCACTGGTGTATCTGCCCCAGCGGTGGCATCGGATTGCTTATTCATAAAATCACCATTTTCGCTAGGCGTTAGCGTGTCGCTTCTATCGCAGGATGGATGTGAGGTGTCAATAAATCCCCAAGCACACTGCGTATCATTCAGGAGCTGATGTCAGCATTTCAAGCATCTCTGACAGTGTGGAGATGCTGCCTGTGATCTTCATCACCTCATTCGAGTCCACTGCTTGGCGAAGGTCGGCAAAGAATCGTTCACGTTCGTCCCTAATAAATGAGACAATAACTTTGAATTCATCCCTGTCAGATAATGCTTCGACTGATTGAAGTAATGTTGGTTTTGGTATCTCGGTTATCATATAGATTATTTGCGCTTCTTAATTCCTGCTTGAGACATTGCGATTGCAACTGCCTGCTTTCGGCTTTGCACCGTTGGAGCTTTTGCTGGTCCTTTTGGGTTGCGCCCGGAGTGCAGGGTGCCGGATTTATACTCACCCATGACCTTTGCGACCTTGGCTTGCTTCCCTGCTTTTGTTGTTGGTTTTCTCATATGCGTCACGCTCTTGATTTGCTGCCACTGCACTTCCACTTCTTGCGTGAGAGATTGTTTGGGCTATTAGGATCAGATTTCCAGTCACCCTTGAATATGTATCAGTAAATATATTCCATTGCTGCGAGCGCCATTATCACTGGGTAAGCGATGGCAAAGCAGACAAGTTTAATTTTCTCAATTGCATCCATTTTTATGTGTTTGCGATCAGAAAGTTCAGAAAGAAAGATGAAGGTTTTCATTTAAAGTAATTCTTTGCGGTGGTAATGGCTCTTTCGGAATTGCGAGCATTATTGCTCTCAATGGAGTTATTCTGATTCAAATACTGAATTAAATCAACCAATTCTCTTTGTGTCTTAGTTTTCTTATCGGCCACTCGCCCCATCGCCAATTTGTTTGCTTCTTGCGCTTTCTTGAGGTCAGCGGATGACTCTTGGGCGTATCTCAGCAATGCTCCGCCTGTTGACGTTGGATGTTCCAACGTTTGCAAAGCCGCAGTCAAATTGAAGTTTTTGCTATCCCCGGCACCCCCAAAGACTGAATACTTTTCCCCCTTTTCGAGTTTTTTTAAAGCGTCCAAATGCCTTTTCCTATATTCGGGATCGGTAACTGCTCGACCAGCATCAATCGCCCACAACCCTGCTTGGATTGGTTCAAATTTTGACGCTAGCCCAGTGACGATTCTCCCAGCATACGGGATGAGAGGCGCCCCCATCCGCATCGATGCTGCCATGCCGGGGCGTGATGCCGCGACATTAGCGGCGGCTCCAGCATTGGCAATAGTCCCGTCAATTGCTTCTAGAGTGTCGATTGCCTTATCAAAAACAGAAGTCTTCAAGACATTTGGGGTTGCCCCAATATCAGGAGTGACCCGGGCGTTGTTGTCTGGATTGAGGTTGTCCAGCTTGTTCCGTAGCCATGTGGTGAAACTCATTGTTGCATTCCTTGTGTTTGCATTCCTCCCATCTCAGCCGGGGCAGTGCCGATCTTGCCGATCTGCGCGTTCTGCATCTGCTGCATCTGGAACTGGTATTGCTCGGCATATTTCTGAAGGCGCTGGCCGAATGCTTCGTCGGACGATGCACGCTGTGCGACGTCTGGTTGCTGCACATATGCCTGCAACATCTGCATCGCGATCTGCGCACCGTTTGGCCGTGCAGGCACCTCGATGCCTGCGTAGATCTTCGCGATGTCGTCGGTGACCTCCTTCATCACCTTCTGCTGTGCCTCCTCGGCGGGCTGGAGCACGTAGTCGGCGAACATTGGGTTGATTGCCTGCGCCGAGAATTCAAGGAGCTTGTCGGTGTCCAGACGACCATTGCGATCGAATTGCAACAGACTCACCATGTTCCTCAGTTGAGTCTCGGCAACCTCAGGATCCGACGACTGGGTATCAAATGATACCACGATCGAGAAATTGTCGTCGGGCGATCCCTTCGACATGATCTGGCCGTTTGGATTTCCAGTCACTTGGAAGAACACCTCGTCCGGCCCAACACGCTGATAGAGCTTGAATGCCATCGTCAGCACATCCCGCACATGGTCGAGAAATTTGTTGATGTAGAATTGCTGCTTGATCGTCGCTAATGGATTGTCGAGATCGAGACCAACGGCACGGTCGGCTTGAATCTTCATCGCCATCTCGATCTCCATCGACCCTTGATCCATTTGCGGCACCGGGCCGAATGCGATCTCCCCGAGGCGACGGTATGGCACCCGGCGACCCGGTCCCCAATCAGACGGTGGCCGGCCGGCCGGGTGCATGATCGGTGGCAGTGTTGCTAAAGATGCACGGTCGATGCGTGAGTCACGCTCGGTCTTGATCTGCATCTGCGGACCACGCAGGATGTCGGCGAATGACATGGTCTCATACATGCGCTTCTGATCGTTCGCGAGACGGGTCACCACGAATGGATAGTCATCCATGCCATTGAGCAATTCATGTTTTGCGTAGCCTTCTGCGTTGGGGTGAAAAACGGTGCAATAGATGCCCTCGGAGCCGTCCTCTTCGTCGATGAGACGTTGATATGCGTAGACCACCATGACAAGCTCCTGCTCGTCCACGATGGGTAAAAGAGACGCACGTTTGATCTTCTCCCCGTCATAGAACATCGAGTCGTTGCCTCGCAGGTTCTGGATGGCATTTTCCACCCAGTCTTCGTCCCATCCCTCGTTTGTCACTTTTTTCTCAAGCTCCTGCGCGGTCAAGAAGCACCTCCAGAAAATCCATGGCGCCCGCTGCGGGTCAGAAACGTAGGACGGGAAAATCACCTCACCGTCGGGCGCACAGGCGTATGCCACCGGACAATCGACACTCTGCCTTGGTGCCGGGATCTGCGTTTCTCCCTTGGTGCGTAGCTCCTTGACGCATTTCTTCGCACGCTTGTCAGAGAGCTTGGGGAATGCCTGTTGCAGCATGCTGATGACGATGTCGTCGTTCGTCTCGTCGAGGATGATCTCGATCAACTCAGGTGCCTGCTCGGCAATCTCGTCGAGAGTCATCGGTTGCAGGTAGGTGCGGCTTTCGCGCTTCCACCCGACGTAGGTGACCATCAATCCCTTCTCTAGCAGGTAGTTTGCACCCTGCTCCATCTGGTTTTTGAAATCTGGGATGTAGGATGATTTCATCCACTTGAGGAATGACGAGACGACACCTGCGCGTGCCATCGATGCCATCGATGTCGGGAATGCTTTGATGTGACTGCGTTGCAGTGCTTGGTCAAAGATGGAGACGTAGGTATTGATGCGCTCGCCGATCACGTTGACCTCTTGGTCTGACGCACCCTGCCATGGGAATGCGGTGGCACCGGACTTTCTCAGGTCTTCGGTCTTGCCGTCCCAGATATTCCTGCGGTCATTGTAGCTCCGCAGGCAGGTGTCGAAATACGTGTCGAGATCGCCAAGCGTCGTATTGTATGCATCTGCGAGCGCGTCGATATCCGGCTCATCTGATGCGTAGATAAGCTCATCGTTGCCTTCCATCTTTTCCATTTCGCTCATTGCAATACCTTGTATTTGTTTTCGCCGATCTCGGGTGCTCTCACGACGGTGATGCGCCTGTTGATCGAATTCTCCCTGCGTCGAGGGAGGAAGATTTCAATCAGCGTCCCGTCAAGCACTCCGTAGACAAATTTTTTGTTTCTGGCAAGCCGTATGACCCGCACATCGAAGCGCTCTGGTTCCGATTCAACAACTTGCTCAATAACAGGTTCCTTATTAAGAATACTGTTAATGATCTCTTCTGCTTTTTCTTTTCGTTTAGTAGCCACCTGTTCCATATGTTGTTACGTTAATCTCTGAACTATCTACATGATCTATGCCAGCAATTGCGGCATAGCGCAGGACGTCAATCGGATCCTTCCATGCCTCTTTCAATCCACCATCGCCAGTGTATTCGCTCAGAGCATGAATGATGTTCTCGCACTCGTCGGAAATATAGAAATGAGGACGGTTGATGCCGTCCATAGCTTTTGACGTATCCCACGACATTTTTGAGAGCAGTGCCTGCAAACCGTCCTCAATCTCAAGGCCGGGTGCCGGGACAAATACCATGTCCTGCTCTGCTAGGTCTTCGATGATCGACGATGACCCGTCTGCCGCTTGGTATTTGGCAGCACCGAGTCTCGGGTCAATCAGACGCTCGAAGATCTCTTCCTCGCCCTCGAGGTCATGGATGATGTCGATGTAGTCTCGAATGCCCAGCCCTTGTCCCTTGGCACCGTCGCCCGGCAACCACTTGCCAGATTTCCATTCCGCCCAATCTCCGACATCGACGCCGGGATATTCACGGTAGACCCAGAAGGTGCCGGAAGCATCGACTGCAATCCAGCACATGAACCATGCCTTGGATCCGGCTGGGTCCAATATCATGTATCGGGTCACGTTGTTGGTCGGGATTCGCTCCGGCGGCACCACGTTCACTTCTTTGTTGAAGCGCGGGAATTTCGTCGCGTGCGATTTCACAGGCACACCGTAGGCGCGGATCAGGATCTCTTCCCTGCCTCGGCCTAGCAGTGCCTCCTTGATCCGGTGGTAGCCACCGAATGGATTGTCCTGAGAGTGGAAGTAGTGGATAGATGCATTCCGCTTCTGACTGCGTTGCACGTATGGCACAAGCTCGCCGTTGAGCAGTTCTGCCTCACGGCTTTCAATGGTCTTGGCACCGTCGAGAAACTCCTTGATGACCTCGGTGTAGCCGTCGATCGGCGTGAACGTCAGGAGGAGCTTTGCATCTCGAGTAGCAAGGCGGAACCGCAGCGTGTTGATCAACTCCGGCCCAAGCAAATACTCGTCCAGCCACACACCGACGTTGTGCCATTTCGGGTTGCGGCTGCCAAGCTCGGCACCTTCCAAGATCGTCGGGTTGTTTTGATACTGGGAGTAGGTCTTGAAGATGATCTGACTGCCGTTGGGCAAGATCAATGACGAGTCTGTGAATCCGTTCTTCTTGGTGTAGGAGATATAGGTGCCACTGGTCGTCTGCTTCATCCGCATCTCGGCCGGCAACCAATCCCAGACGGCACTCTGTTGCTGCCGGATGGATACCTCGGCAGTCTGCGCGAAGCAGAATATCTCTGACCCGGGATTCTCGAGCGCCGCCCGCACAATCGTGAAGGCACCCCACTGGGTCTTGCCTGATCGGTTTCCGCCGAGGGCCACAATCTCTGTGACCTCGGCCAGTTGCTCCTCGGCCTTGTCCCAGTGCGGCAGTCGGAAGCCAAATCGATACGGATCCCGCTCGGCATTCTCAATTGCTTCGTGATAGATCGCATGGATCTCGAGCAGAGTCTCCTCGTCGAGTTCAACGATCTCCTCGTCGGTCGGAGGTTCGAGGATCGGATGTTTGCGCCAGATCATGCAGTGATGATTTCAGCTTCGACGGCATCGTTGCGGAGCTTGGCGGCGATGCGTGCCTTTGCCTCTGAGATGACCTTGGCGGCATCGCTGATGGACGCTCCCTTGCGGTGTTCGATGACGACCCCGGCCATGCCTGAGAGCTGTGCTGCCTTGTCGGTCATGATACCCACCGTGAGCGCCAGCTTGTCTGGCGAGATGTTGACCAGTTGGTCAGGGTTCTCAGCCAACTGCTCGGCCTTGTCGAAGAGGAGGTCTGTGAACGTCTGGGCGGCGATGGCATACTTCTGCGAGAATTCCTTCCGCTTCGTTTCAAGCGTGTCTGCGTGCCTCCATGAAAGCCCATTGATCGCACCGTAGCTCAGGCCTGTGCGTTTGGATATCTGCTTGTTGGACACTCCCTGCGCCTTCATCCACAGCGCAGTCGCAGCGGTGCGAGGAGCGCACACTTCGATGCATTTGTAGGTGACACCCATTTCTTCGGATCGCTTGCGGACTTCGTCAAACCACTCCGGTGGTGGATCGACGTCAGGTGGTTTCTCAAGTTTGCGTGGCATTCGGTTATTTTAGTTTTGATGCTCTGTCGATGGATGATGCGTTGCCTGATGCTTTTTTCCCGTATTTCATCCGATACTCGCGCTCAACTTCCTCGTCGGTGTCGGCATAAATAGCATCGATTGCGTCTGCATCACCTTGGGCCGCCGAAGACGCGAGCGCATGAGCGAGGTCAGGGGCATCTTTTTTCACGGCAAAGAATGCACCCCCATCGCTTTCGTAAATCTCATGGGTCGGCTGAAGTATCGCCAACGTTGTCGGCATTGGTCTATCAAATGCTTGAATGTATTCTTCTGCGATTTGCCTGTCACTATTGTCGTTCATTTTTTTGTTTCCGGTTCGCTTTGATTGTTGTCAATTTTTGCTCGGAAGACAATGCCGATTTTTGATTGATCTCGGATTGTGTTGACGATGTTAAATTCAGAGGCTTTGCTATTCGGGTCATTCAATGTAAATTTGCCCTCTTTCACTGGCAGTCTTGAGTATTCGTCAACGAAGTCAGGGAATGATTCAAGAACCGATCTCTGATTTGTGTTGAAGATATGCTTGGACTCTGCCGGGCCAAGCATAGACCACAGATACGCCTCATGCGGGACAAAATCTGGATTGGATTTGAACTTCAATGCTGCCTTTTGTTCTGCTTGTGACATTCTTGCAATTTCTCTAGGATCATCACCAAGGTAAACGGCTTTGAACTCAGGATCGCTTGAAAGTTCAACTGAACTCACGACATGCAAGCTGTCGCCAGTCAATTGATCACCAATAGCCTGTGAGATTTTCTGAGAATCAAACTCGCCCCATTTGACCGACGCTTCCTTATTCTTGACTGCAAGGATGAGGGCTTTTCTGCCTTTGAATGTGTTTGAAAATTTATCCAGTTCTCGGGATGGCAATAATTTTTCAGCATTCTTGAACGCTTTTGTCTTTTGGTGCTGCTTAAGTAACTTCTCGGCATCCATCATTGTTTTCTTTTTCAATGCGGATGTAGGCATCTTTTCGTATGCCCTGCGCTTGTTCTGATAATTTCGAAATAATGCATCAACCTCAACTTCCTCTGTGCCTGCTGCCTTAGCACCTAATGCTTCTTTTAAGTAGTTGGTCTCGTCATCGATATCTTTTTTAATGCCTTCAATATTATTCTCTAGCATCAATCGGTCCTCTGCGCTGAGTTGGTTCTCCCCTGTATCCTTTTTTGCTTTCGCTTTATCGTCTTTCTTTAGAGCATCAATAAGGTCTTTTTGCGTTTTCAGCAAGCTCCTGAGTGTTTTCTTGTTTGCTGATGATTGTGCTTTTTTGAGCGCAACATTCATTACGATCAGCAATGTGCTCTGATCCGCTATGGATAGATTTGAGTTCTCGATTTCGTTAGAGAAAATTCGCACAGTCCTTGTGTTGGAGTCGTGTGCATGCTGATCCATATTGTATGTGAGGAGAGTGGTCGCACCATACTTCTGAGCTTTCGTTGACATGTTCTTTACTGGTCCCCACGCATTGTTAGACCATACTAGTTTATAAGAGTTTCCATTGCCATCATCGACAGTATTCTCTTGGTTTACCTTGAGGTCTGGGAACGAATGCCCACCCATATCACCATCCGTGGCACCATGCCTGTCTGCCATTGCCAACTGAACTGTCGCACCATTGTATAATTGGTCGAAGTCCCCAAATGCAGGCTGCCTCATTAATTTGGGATCGAACTTAAATGTGATATCTTCTCCCTTTTTGTTGGTCGCATACTTAATCGCCGCTCGTTTATTGAATTTCGACACCTTGAAATCCTCCTCAGGATATTCATGCCTTGTCGAAATTGGAGGGAGTGCCTCAGTGCTTTTGAGGGGTCTCGAAAGATTGACGATGCCATCTGGCCCGATTGATGCCTTAAGGAATGTTTGATCTCTGCTTGATTTGTAATTCTGGGGCAAAGGCTCAGGCATATACCTGATGTCACTCGACTTCTCGTTGAATCGCTGACTGAGCGGGATCACGTTGCCAGAATCATCGCGGGTGATAGGATCGGCGGATTTGATTTGTTCCGGGGACAAGACGATTTTAAATTTTCCAGGCGATTCTATGCTGTCAAATCCATCAGCTATAAGTTTCTCTCTTTGCCTAATCGCACCCTCGCCTGAGACTTCTAGATCTTGCCCCGCCGGAGCTGTATTCTGCGCTTTAATATAGCCTTTAATTACTCTAGGTGATCCGCCTCTGCTTGCTCTGATCCTTGAGAATAATGAGGCTGTGCTTTCTGCCCCAGTCCATACTCCGATTTTGTCTGATATGTCGAAATTGTTGAAGTCTATATTTGTGCCATGATATGCTATATTTTCGATGTCGTACCCAGCCTTCCTTGCCGCCTCGTCCACCATCCGCTGCTGCGTCTCTACATCGCCACTCTCCACTGCCTTCATGTAGTCAGCGTCTAGAGACTCCGGCATCTGCCTTGCCTGCTCGGGAATCCGATTCATGACAACCGGGCGGCCTTGCTCGTCAAGCGTCGGAAGACCGTTGGGCATCATGTTCTGGACGACGAAGTCGTATTGGAATGGATATTTGTCACCAGTCATCTTTGTCGCCTGACTGATCCGGTCGGCACGGTATGTCTTGTAGACACCATTGCCTCGAAGGTTTTCTTCCGAGAAAATCGGGTTTGCCTCACCCTGCTTCTTGGTCATCAGACCAAAGACTGAGTTGACGAAGTTTTTGAATTGCTGGCTTTTGGCGGCACCATACTCTGTATCGAAATATTCGTCGGTGCGCTTTCCTTGCTGGTGCAATTCCATGACCTTGCCGATATCGACCATGAGCTTCGCACGATTGCCCTGATAAAGTTGCTGCCCCAGTCTGCTTGAAATTCGAGCGTCGATGTTCGATTTCAACTGCGTGACCGACATCAGACCGAGGGTCAGGTTGCCGTCTTTGGTGAGGTTCCATGAGATCGGCACGACTTGGCGAAGTGTTGCCTTGAGCGTCTTGTAGTTGAGCTTGCCCTTTCTATTGCGACTCGTTGCCGGGTGGTTGATGACCAGTGCAACGTCACCTTTGAAGTTTTTGATCATCGAGTTAACGTGCTCGATCATCCGAATCTGCTCTTGGTTGAGTGACCCTTTCTTCTTGATGTATTCAATGATGTCAGGCGGCAAGTATCCTTCCCAGATGCCCTCGTCATTCATTCGCATTTCGTTGGGCGACGATTGGTATGTCGATGGCCGATTGCCGATTGCCTCTTGGATCAAAGCACCTGTGCGTGAGCGCATCAACTGGGTGTTGAAATCGACTGGGACAGGATTGCCGTCGCTATCTCGGACCACCTGACGGCGACCGTTGACAGTTTCCATCTCGAATTCCACAGGACCGATCTTTTCGATCATTGCCTTGTCGTCTGGGCTGATGGGCAGGTTGATTCCCGGCCCTTCGCCCTTGTTTCCTGCCTCCGTAGCACCGAGTGGCTCAAATTGCCCAACCGACCGACCTGCAGCCCGCTTAAGCATGTTTCTGGTCATGTTCCGCATTTCCTGCGTCTGAGTGATGCCCGGGTTGAGCAATCCGTTGCCCTGCACCAGTTTCCCCCCTTGGTCCATCAAGCCACCAATGCGGAGGTGAAAGTCTTTGAGCACCGTGCTCTTGTCGAATATCGAGTTGAACAAGCGCCCGACCATGCGCCGTGCTTCGGTCCGGCTTGCAATGGCACCAAGCTCGCCTGACTCGCTCATTTGAGCCATATCTTCTGCCCCCGCCTCGACGAAGAATTCCTCGGCGATCTTGCCCAGCGACACAGGTGCCCGGCCTGCCGAGACTTGCCGATTGTTATATTCCTTCGCAAATGCCTCAAACTCTGGATTCAAGGTGCCATCAGGCGCACGCATGATGCCGCCCGTCTCACCGTCACCAAGCATCATCGCGACGATCGGGGTGTGCATTTGATTGCGATGCACTAGCAGATGCTTCACCTCATGCGCCAACAGGTATTTCAGTGGGTTTGATGAATTGAGATCGATGCCGATTGTGTTGTCGTCATGGAATCCTCCACCCTCTTGGGTGAATTGGATGTTCACCGACGGGAACACAGCGGCGAACGTGCCGACCGCACGGCGGATCGCTGGAGGTGCCGACGTAAAGAGTCGTTTCTGATCCGGCGCAGTGATCTCGTTCCTGAAGTTGATCTCGTCGTTCACGGCAAGATCGCGGTGAAGTTTTCTTGTCCCGGCAAACATCCCTCCGAGTGCGGCTGAACTGCCACCGATCAGGACAGATTCCGCAAATGCCTGCTTGAATGTGTTCTGGTTGATCTCTCCACCGTCAGACATGTATTGCGCTGCAAAGTCTATCGGGAAGGACAATGCAGCACCCTTTGCTGCTCTGCGTGTGATATTTGGCAAGAATCCACCGAGAGTCGCCAAGTCCGACAAGTGTGCTAGAGATCGATGCGCTGGCGAGATCATCGGGTTGTTTGCCACCCGTTGGAAGAACGGCACTTGGCTCTGCGCCTTTGCCATCTCAGTTCCCAAAATCCTCGAGGTATCTGCCAGACGTTGAAGGAATGGCCCAGACTTCAAGACTGACCCGGCGGCACCGATCAGGGCCGGAGCAGGACCAAGGCCGATTGCTGCACCGTAGCCGACCGCTTGCCCGACCTTCGACGTCATGATGTCGTATGCTGCGCCAATGCCCAGCTTCTTCGATACTGCGTCGAGACCGTCATCTAGAGCAATAAGGCCTCGCGACACTGGCTCAATCGTTGCTGCGAATGCCTTGAATGGCACTGCCTTTAACTCTCGCCCGGCTTTCGCCGTTGCCTCGAATGCTTGGGCGGCAGCAACAGGAACCCTTGATGCCAGTCGCTGAGTCTCTGCTGTTAGCTCCGCTGCCTCATTGGCAAGCCTGACCCCGTCATCGGTGAATTGACCGACCTTTGCCGTGCTCCTGTTGAAGATGTCTTCTGCTACATTTGCTCGCTGAAGAAGAGTCTGATCACCATTCAAATCGAACCGTTCGCGTGCTGCGTCGGCAGTTTTGCGTGCTAGCTCGGCAGCGTTCTGAGTCATGCCCTTGGCACGCTCGACATCCGCAATCTCGACATTGAGTTCAGCAAGGCGGGCTGCGCGGTCTGATGCTTTGCCAATGACCCGCTCTGCGTTGAGCGTGAGTCGAGACACGATTGGCTGAGTTGCCAATTTCATGACCGTCCCAATTTTTGCCAGTTCTACCGGGTCGGCAAAGATCTGCCCGGCCGCGCCAGTCTGTTTGATGATCTTGTCGAATTCTGCCTTGGGCATCTCTGACTTGACCCGTGCCATTTCTGGAATGTAAGTCGCCGTCTGGAAAACAGCGTCCAGCGTGGATCCGATTGCAGCATCTTGGTTGGATTTGATGAGTCGATCTTGGGCTTGCCGGGCAGCATTGACTTGATCACTTGCGATCTTCTCGTCACCCATGATTCTGGCCGGAATCGATGATACCGCTGCGCCTGCCAAGTTGACAATTGCCCCAGTTTCAGAAAATGCCTTGATCGAGTTTTCGACAAATGAAGTCGCTGCGATGCTCGACCTATTGAGCAGTTGGTCTTTTCGCTTCTGAATCTCTTGCAGCTTTTCTTCGCTCGCTGGGATTGAACTGAGACCAAGTGGATCTGTATATGCTACATCCCGCACTCCAATGTTCTGGATACCCAGCTTCACCATTGTCCCAAGTCCTGCACCTGCATCCCACAGCAGCTCACCCAGTCCTCCAAACGTATCACCCCAAGACATCGGCTTTTCGCCAATCTTGTTTTCCCGGCGGATCACGTATGCATCCAAGTTCTCAGGCTTGAGCGCGTCGTCCTCGTCCATCATGAATGCGGCAGACTTCTCTGGCAGTGTCCCATCGGGATTGATGAGTCCGTTATCGCTCAGAGTTTGATAGAGATCACCCTTTGGCGTGAGCAGTCCATCTTCTCCAATCAGTCCTCGCTCGAACAAATCCTCTTGGCTTTGGATTGGCTGGATGTTTCCGATCCTATACAAAGGATTTGACCCGAATTGCTCCGCAGGCGCAACGTCGTCCAGATAGACGCTGAGAGCATCAATTGTCGTCGAATTATCCTTGGCGATCTGCTCGTCAGTCTTTTCAGCCATGTTATTGTTGTGATGGTGTGCGAGATGGGAATCGTGCTTTTACTGCATTAGCAGCATCGATTCTTCTTTGAGTTTTGATTTTTTCGTCTTCCTGCGGATCAGGTTGTGCAGGTGTCGAAGTGGTCGTTGCCGGAGTAGTGGAGGCAGGTGTCATTTGCTCTCCAATTTTGCTCGCATCAACTTCCTTCGACAAGACGTTCCTCATGCTTTGCAGGTAGGCCGCCCACTGATCGGGTGAGGTTGTGATTCCCGGGCGCGTCTCCTTGATTGCCTCGATGTCAGTGTTGGATGCTGGCTTCAAAAGCTGGACAGTCTTGAGGACGTCGTCGGTGACGATCCCGCGGATCAATTCGTCCTGAGCCACAAGCTCATCGCTTGCGCTGCCAGCGCCGAAATCCATTTTACCAAAGAATCTATCGACTCCCTCACCAAATCCAGTCGATCTCTTGAGGATGTCTTTCGGACTACCTTTCTTGTCGATGAACTTATCGATCAACGCAATCGTCCGTTGTTTCTGCTCGTTCGCCGCTTCCAGTTCTTGCTGCTTGGCAATCGCCGCAGGATCCATTTGTTTTGCTTGCTCGATGCGTTGAGCGGACAGTCTTTGTTCAAGAAGGTTCCTGCTTGCTGCAAGCCCTATGGGATCCTTGTCGAGCAATGCTCTATCGATAGTATCAATGATAGGTTGATCGACGCCACCTCCAAGCCTGTAGATCTCATTTGCCGTGACCTCAATATTCTTGGATTCTTTGTAGATCTCTTGGTCTCTCTTCACTTGCTCTTCTTGAGCTTTTGCGCTGGACGTCGCCATCGCATTGATCTGAGCAGGCAAAGTTTTTGAGATCACTTCTCGTTGCATGTCGAACCCGGAGAAGTCTTTCCATCCGCTTTCCTTTGCGCGGATGACCGACGCTTCGAGATCAGATCGAAGTCTGGCCGCTTCGTCCTTCAGCCCTGCTTTTTCCGCAGCATCAATCACGCTCAATGCTTGAGCGGTTTGAACGTAGCCAGAAGACCCTTGTTTGAAGTATTTGCTTGGATCCATTTTTTTATAGACCTCCTCGGGTTTCCACTTCAGGTGCCACAGCAGCAGGTGCCGCACCGATTTGCCCCATCTGGAGATTCTTGTATTGTTGATTCAGCGCAAATTCCTGCTGCTTCATGTTCATCAATTGTTGGTCTTGGACCAACTTGAGCGTGTTCTGGAATTCATTCATTCGCGACACTCGGTCGATCAGACTGGCATTTGGATCCAGCACGTCCATTTTTGCGCCGCTGAACATCTCTGCCTGATCGGGGAATGCTTTTGCCATTGCGTCCATGCTCTTGCCAAAGGCATTAACCTGACCCTCCTTGCTCTTCATATCCTTGTAGATGTCAGCGCCGCCAGCAACCGCCCCGGCAATGTCCTTGCCAAGCTGGGCAGTTGCCTGCCCTTTGATTGCGCCAGCATTGGCGAATCCGCTGTAGTCGTTAACGAAGAGTTCTGGTCTGATAGATTGTCCAATGAGCATAGTATTAGTCTTTCATGTATGAGAGTTTGTCTTGATTTGCCCACGGGACCATTGACGAAATGTTTTCTATCACCATCCCTATTTTTGGGCAATGAACATATTTATCCGCCCCCGGGCGACGATCAACACACTTCGTGCATGCGTGGACATAGTCCATATTGTGGCGCTTGTCCCGCTTCTCACCCCATTTGCCATCGACCTTCTCATATCGGTCGGAGTCGTAGGGAATGTCGTTGTCCTCGATGTATTGCCAGATGTCGTCATGAGTCCAGTCACGCAGCGGAAACATCAGGTTTGCCATGTTGGGCAGTATCCTTGCCTCGATGCGCGTCCCAGCGTCCCCACCGAGGATCGGGTCAGAATCACATCCTTTGTGTCCAACCCAGATGCAATCGACCGAAGCGACTTGTAGATCGAGTTGCTTTGGACGGTGGAGAATGTCCAGCGAGCATGCCCATGGCAGGTCGTCAACGGGGTCAACGATGCCTGTGGGGCATGTCAGTGTCGTCTGGTTGATCCGGTATAGGTTCTGCACCTCGAATTCGTCGTCGGCCTGCTGGAAGGCGCTTTCCGCCGGGTGCCAAGAATACACGACCAATCCCCAATCGCTGATGAGCTTGTCGTGGAATCGATACTTGCCCGGCTGCCATGGTTCACGAAAGAAAATGACAGGGTAGTGAAAACCCATCTCGCGCATCATGTGCAACAGGACCATGCTATCTTTCCCGCCAGACCACGCGACAATACCCCGGGGGAATGCCTTCGCCCCGGCTGCAATCAACTCTTTTGACTTTTCAATCTTGGTCATTAGATCATTGCGCCCCCGATAATGGCAGCACCACCAATGGAGCCGATTGCGCCCATGGTGCCTGCACTCTGTGCGGCATTGGCCTGCGCTTGTGCCGCCGACGCACCGAGTTGGTCCTTGCGGTAGGCGGCAGCCAAGTTGATGCCTGTGGTCGGATCGACCAGTTGCGGCGTCGATTGACCAAGCAGACTCGTCCCGTATTGCGTGAATTGCTGCCCGGCACCGTAGGCCTGAGAAGGTGCTCCCAGCAACGCCATGAGTGGTGCCTGATACATCGACTGGCCCATGCCAAATGCCGTCTGACCTGCCTGCGCTGCCTCGGCCCGGCGAGCACCTAGCATCTGCTCGCGGTTGAGAATCTGCGAGGCGATGTCGGCATTGCCGCCGACACGGCCGGAGGCCGCCGCCGACTCTCGCGCCTGCTGAGTCGATGACCGCATCTGGTCGCCAGTGAGAGTGCCTGACATCGAGTATGCCTGCTGGGCTGCCTGAGTCGCCTGCCTGAGCATTGCGTCCTGTTCTGGCGATACGCCTTGCAAGAATTGTCGCCCGGCACCCGTCAACGCCGTCATTGACTTCAACTCGCGTGCCTTTGCTGCCGTGAGTTGCCCCTGCGCGGTCTTCGCTGCTTGGCCTTGGATATCTTGCAGACCTCGCGTGTATTGACCAATGTCGGCAAGGTTCAGCTTGCCAAATTCTGGGCGATACTGCTCTTCGACCCCTAAGGTTTGTTGCAGCAATGGACCGATATCGGAAAGAAACTTCCCGCCTTCCTTTGCGTAGTCCATCTCTGCCAATTTTGGCACTCTTGTTGATCCGCCGCCCATGATTTTTGCTTTCTTACTTGTTGAGTGTCTTGATGAATCTCTCCATCGGATAGGTTCTCACCATTGGTGAGTTTTTAAATGATCTGCGAAATGCTATAAATTTGAAATCGTTTTGGAATGCTGAAAGACACTTTCGCATGTCGCCGCAGCACATTGTGACAAATAGTGTGTCACCCTCTTCAATGCCGACAGGTAAATCCGAGTTTGCGCTATTGGAGCGGAAACCCATTGCGAATCCTTCGTGATTGCTGAAGATGATTCCATGATACAGGTGCCAAGCAAAGAGTGAATGAAAGTCGATTTGGTTGCGTTCATATATCTCTATTGCTTGCTGGATTGGCTGACTGACTGTCACGATTAGCCAATGAATAGAAGCTGGACGTCATTGGAATCGGCAGCGATCCCATCTGCCCCCAATGCGTAAAACTTGAATGAAGTTGCTGTTTGAGGTGTGGAAGAATC